TTTTCCTTGCTTCGCCTGACATGGGTGTGCTCTTCATGTTTTCGTAGCTCATGTCCGGGAGCTGGAGCGAGCTGAAGTATTCCTGTTTCAATGTCTGAATGTGGAATTTCAAACTTTCGATTGCTTGAGCCCATGTAATATATCGGACGTCTGATCCTGTAGGATATTGAAAAACCGAGCGGTCGTCGTCGCTCTTTTCGCCTCCAAACCCGAGCTTTTGATCTGAGAAAACTCCGACGAGCGGTTTGCTGTTTTTGCGCAGGTAGTTGCCGTTTCGGCTGAGTGTCCATTCCATCTCGTAGACGTTGTTGTTGTTGTCCTCCCAGATTGGCGTTGGTCTGGTCAGGTAAATGGCAGGAATCTTACCGAGTGCGATTGGCTCCCTGGCTGTCTCCACCCATGCGTTGGCTTCCCTGGTCCATTGTATGTGGGTGTCCTGGGTGTAAGTGTCAAAATATTCAGTTGTGATGTTTCCGTTGGTTCGGCTGTAGCCAAAACTTAAAGCTGTGAGGTCGTCGTATTCATCAAAAAGGGGCCACAGGGTGTCGCCGTTCATCGGGCTGTAATTCTTGCACCGCAGCTTGATCGGGCTTTTTACTCCGTAGTAATTGTTTGGTTTTTCGACGGCGTACCAAAGTGTTACAACTTCGCATCCTGCAAAGAGCATGTTTCCTCGCTCGATGTTTAAGGCGTCGATCCGGTTTTTGGTGAATATCTTTTCCATGACTTTGGCGACCTCTTTTTCGCCATCTGTCTCGGCGGTGTAGGTCCTCTTAACGGGAATCCCGAAGGCGAGCTCTGTCATTCGCTTTACTGCCAGCCGTTGCAGGTCCATTGTGATCCTGGTCACTTTTTCGATCTTGCCTTTTATGGTTTTATCCGTGTAGCTGGGATCGGTCATGACCGGGTGTTTCTTTGGATTATATTCTTTTTCGAGGTCACTCCATCCCGGGACCGTGATTGATTTTAACTTCAGGTCCTCGATTATCTGGTCCGGTGTCCTGGTGTTGTCGATTATTTCTGCAATGGTTTTCATATTGATTTAGTATAAAGCGTTTTCCAATTCGCGTGTGTCTGCCATTTGTCCCTGTCCGTATTTCTCAACGATGCCCGTCAGGGTGTCTGGGGCGTCGTCGTGTGCGTTGTTTCCCTCTTTGCGGTAAGTTAGGACGTCCTTTGCAAATAAGGGCCATTTCTGCTTCCAGCCGCTCGGGAAGATGATCGTGTTTTGAACTTCTGCCGACTTGCTGAATATCCGGACGGCCTTGTTGTCCGATTGTGTGAATGTCGATATTGCGGTGGTCCTGTTTCCCATTAACCGGAGCTGGCTCTCTACGGCCCTGGAGAAACCCCGGCCTCCGTTGTTGCTCTCAATATTGGAAAGCTGGACGCTATTGCGGTGGAGCATTTCGGCGGTTGCTGGCTCTGTATATTCCATCGGCTTTTTGGTGTACAGAACATCGGTAACGTAACAGGCCAGCTCGGTTTCGGTGTAGCAAATTGAGCACAAATTATCCGATCCGGTGTCGGCGGTGTCGGTGTAATTCTTGCGCTCCATCCTGCGAGCTACCGGGATTATGTCGTATTCTTTGAATCCAAGCGTGTACATAAGTCCCTCGATTGGTGTCGGGTTCTGCATGTACTGTGTGTCAAACACAAAGCTGTTGGCTGCTCTGATTTTGTATAATTCGGCGAGCGTGTGTTTGTGTGGCCAGAGCGGTGCTTCGTTGCCTTCTTCGTCCCGGGTGATGCATGGGATTGATAAAACTCGCCATTCGTCAGGCTCGATCTCCTGCAGGTAGCCACACAAATCGTGCTCATGTACTCGCTGCATGATGATTATAATCGGCGTGTTTCGGCTGTTTACCCTGTTGCGGATGGTGTTTTCAAATCGCTGGTTTACCCTTTCGCGGACCGTCTCGCTGAGTGCGTCCTCTGGTTTGATGGGATCGTCGATAACCAAAGCGCCCCAAAATATGCTATCTTTTTGAGTGGCATTTAGCTTGGTGATCTCTTCGTTGATCTTCTTTTGAAAGGCTGCCTCTTTGGCTTCCTCATCCATGACGCCCGCCCCGAATCCTGTTACTTGGCCCTGGGTGGTGGCTGCATAAAGTCCGCCTCCTGCGATCGTTTCCCATTCGGTCCCGCTGATTCGTTTTGATGCCAGCGACGAATCTGGGAATAATTCGCGGTATATTGGTTCGAGCATGATCTCTTGGATGGCCCGGCTGTTATCGGTGACCAGGCTGTCGGAAAAGGAAAGATGAATAAACCGGCTCCTGGCATTGAGCGCAAAACCCCAGCTTATAAATGATTTAACGGCGAGCTCGGTCTTTGAATACCTGGGAGCGATGTTAATTATCAATTTTGGACATTTCCCGTCCACAACATCCTGGAGTGCGTCAAATATCTGTTGATGATGGCTGTTGGTGATGAATGGTTTTTTGTATTGCGCTGCAAACATGACCTTTGTGTAATCTTCGAGTGAAGTACGCAAAGCCAGGGATGCCTCCTGCATTGGGTGTTTGATTATGCGCCGCATTTGAGCTTGTTTAAGAGCGCTTCATAACCTTTTCGGCTCATTGGTGCTGTTGGTATCAATGGTGAGCCCTGGGCCCCTGTCAGCTCCAATGGCTGCATTGACTTGCCGTATAGTCTGTCGGCTATTTTGTCGACGGTGTCGGTTTTTTTGTTTGCGATATCATCGACGATGGCGAGTATCTGGCAAACGATTGAAACCGGCAGGTCCTGGTTGCGGGCCATCAATTCAAGTTGTGCCTTGTTGCATCCCAAAAGGTGAACATGGAGCTTTGTTGCGTCCTCCCGGCTGATTTGGCGTGATTCATCCTCGAGGTTGAATGCTTTTATGAACTCATTCATCCGGGACGGTTTGCGTCCTGGGTTCTTTGGTTGTCTGGTGGCAGAGAATCGCTTCCCGTTTTTATTTCCCTTTGGTGCTGGCATTGTCGATTGTTGTCGTTATTAAATTATTTTTTCGCCGTTGATTTCCAGTTGATTTATCGTGTAGCATTTACGGCATCTTTTGCTTTGTCTTTGGATATCCTTTCCGCAATCAGAACATTTATTTTTGCCTCTTTTTGTAAAATCTACACCATGTATTTTCCCGTGACAGTCAACACAAAGAGTGATTCCGTTGCTTATTATAAATCTTTGGCTTTCATCTTGAGCCCATTCTATTTTGTGGTGTGCGTGGATCATTCCTTTTGCTCCGCATTGTTGGCAAGTGTGGTTGTCCCTTTTATAAACCGCGAGTCTCCATATTTTTAATTGTGGGGATAATCTTGCTCTGTCTCTTAAAAGTGATTTTCCATCTTTCCATTGGGCTGCCTTTTCTCCAATCATCGCCTTAAATGCGCACTCTCTACTACAGAATCGTTTACCTCCATAGCTTATTATTTCTTTTCCGCAATGTTCACAAATCTTTAAAACCCGGCGTTTATTCCAGCATTCTTTTGAGCAGTAGATTTGTGCTCTTTCGGTTTCCCCTCCGCATTTGCCGTTATGATCATTTAATGCTCTAAATTCCTTACCACAAACTTTGCACTCTGCCGTCCTTGCCCTTTGAGTGTTTGGATACTTTTTGCCTTTTTTCTGTGACGGGTTTATTTTTTGTTGTTCCGCTTTGCATTTTACCGAGCAATTTTTTCTGTTGCTGTGTCCGTCATTTGAATAAAACGAAATCCCGCAATTTTCGCAAATCATTGGTTTCTTCGCACGATAAACAGCATTACATTCCCTTGAGCAAAATTTGGGCTTATTATTCTCACAAGCGTTCTTTCTTGTGAATTCTTTTCCGCAGTTTTGGCAAATAAATATTTTATCTTTCCAGAGCATCTTCTAATTCTTGGTTTATGTCAAAGGTGCGATTAATACAGGTGATTACCAAGTCATTATCAAGTTGTTTCATCCTTTTAGCGATAATAAACGCGTACTTCGGGTCCATTTCCATCATGTAGCAATTTCTGCCTAATTGATGCGATGCTACGCCAGTACTCCCACTTCCCGCGAAGGTATCAAGAACCAATTGTCCCGGTTTGCTGCTGTTCTTAACGGCCCGGGCCAGTAGGCGGATCGGTTTCATTGTCGGATGCTCGGCGTTTCGGGTTGGCTTGTTTTCGTGGATGACCGACGTGCTGGTTTTGTCTGCAAATATTTCTTCCAACAAAGCGATCATCTCTGCTTTGGTCAGTTTCTTTATTTCGATTTTGTCCTCGATCACTGTGGTGTTGGTTCTGGCGTCTGTAAAGAAGTGCCCGGCTCCATCCTTCCACCCATAGAGGCATGGCTCATGTTTCCATTGGTAATCCTGGCGTCCCATGACCATGCTGTTTTTTACCCAGATTAAGCATTGGCGGATCTTCCAGCCGGTGTCCTTGCATGCTGATCTGAAGTTAAACCCTTCGCTGTCGGCATGCCAAATGTAAAAGGCAGCGCCTCTCTTCATGCTGTTGTTCAATTGCAGGAAGGCGTCGATTAAGAATTGTCTGAAGTTGCCGTCACTCATGCTATCGTTCATGATCGTGAGCTTCTCTTGGGTTCCTCCTTCGTACGCGACGTTGTATGGTGGATCGGTAATCACAAGGTCCGCGAGCCTGTCTCCCATCAAAAGGCGGACGTCGGCCTCTTTGGTGCTGTCTCCACAAACCAGCCGGTGATGAAGGATTCCCTTTCGGAAGTCGATAACGTCGCCGGTCTTTAGGTTGGTCTGGATTTCGTTTATGTCCTCGGGAACCTCAAAGTCATCCTCTTCTGCTTCGATCTCATCCGGGATGCCGAGGTCGATCGATGGGATGTCAATTCCCCAGGATATCAATTCACCCATGTCCCATTCGTTTGCCAAAATGTCGAGGTCCCATTCTCCGTTTGATACATTATCACGGATGACGATTTCTCTTTCTCTTACCTCAGTTAGCCCGGTCATCACGTAAACCGGAACCTCTTTTAATTTAAGGAATTTTGCAGCTTCGTACCTTTGATTTCCTGCTAAAATTATGAGCGATCCGGTTCTGTCGGAGCAGATGATTGGTCTTGCTTCGAAGTAATCCGGGCTG